GCTAGAAGTAATACGATTGACTTAGCCTTACGTCCCATACTAAAGATTAGCTTTTCAGCTAATCCAGAGCATGCTTTCAGACCTAAGTTTACGTATCGTCCCACCATGTAATGGGTAGGAGTACGACCTGTTCGGTCTTTAACCTGCCGAGCTATCTCAGCGACGTCTCGCACACCGAGCCAGCCCACAGCGAGTCCTAATAATGGAACAGGAGTTACCTCTTGTCCCTTATAAAAGAACCGCTTGGCGAACTCGAGTGAAAGATTGTCACTGACGATAGATTTCGCCAGATTAATCTCCACACCGATTACACGGCAAAGTTCTACGTACTGCTTGGCAACCAAGTGATCTCCGATCACGAGGTCATCGCCCAGAACCGCATACTTCTCGAACCAACCTCTGCATCCCGCTTTCCAAGCGGCGTACTGCACCATCATATGGTGAACTAGAGCCAACATAGCCCAAGAGCTATACGCTCCCATTGGTTGACCAACCTCGTACTTTAAGGATCTATCAAGCTTGAGTCCGTTAGGACCCTTTTTCCAGCCATCCTGTTTTATCAGTTCGGCCGGCGCTCGATACTCCCTATCGCACAAGATGATCCGCCAATGCTGCGCAAACTCCGGGGTTAGGAAGAGCCCTAGTAATACCTCCTGTAGCAAAACGGGAATTCTATCAGTTGCTGCGGATAGATCAAATGACCAAACCCGATGATCTCGACCAGCCCGTAAAGCAGCAATTAGCCGCTTCACAGGGGCAATCTGATCAAAGGTACCATCTTGAGGGATTAACCTCAGGACCTTGTCAAAGATCATCCGATGCAAAGGATATAATAACCATTGAGTTAAGGAATCCACCATTGCAAAGACTCGTAGTTTCCCGGGTTCTTCCTTTACACTTAACGCTCCTAACCAAAATGCGCCGTGGTGCGGGCTAACTAATATGGGGTGCTTAGTTGTTAAATAAGCTAAGGTATCCGCCATTACTGACGGAAACAAAACCCATGACCGCGTTATGGCCACTAGCACTTGGTAGGAACGGAAGAGTACAGGACGTTGAAACCAAGTTAGGAAATCGTAAACAATATTAGCACTGCTCACTCTTCCCTTCTTGGAATTAGGACCCGATTTCATAAGAGGAAAGAACGTAGGCACATACCCCCAAATTTCCTTCCGACATCCCCAAGGCGGTCCCGTTGAGACGACTAGGCCCGGTGTTGCATTCTTTATACCCATTGGGTTTGGATGCATTTCCGTAGCCACAGACGCCGCGCGACCACCAGAGGGTACCGGAACGAGATCTGAGCGGGCACGTCGAACACCAAACTTTAATAAATAAGTGAAGAACACTTTACCAAATGATCTCCACTGGTCTAGAAAAGCTCCAGTGATCGGCACACCAGGAGAGGTGATGGTCGATAACTTTAATTTTCCTCGGAAATTCAATACCCGATATAGAGTAAAGAATCCCAAGTACAATCTGATCACCGACACATCACCTTCTTTAATGCGCTTACGCATCCCCGCGGGTATTAATCGCGGTAACCCCTTATGATTACAAGCCACTGCACCACCTAAGAGTCGTGAATTAGTCAAACCTTGACCCGCTACAGAACGCATAAGCATTATGTTAGCGGACTTTAGGTAAATGGCTAACCCACGGTGCCCTTGGTGGATAATAGTAACGCGCACGAAACGTGCAAAGTGAAATGCAGCCTTAACCCAACTCACAGAAGATGACCCTACGATTAGAGGAGCTGATCTTACGAGAAGCCCAACTAATCGTTTAGCGCTTTTTACGGCGCTATGCCAAATAGCCGAGGCAGATAGCACTTGTAAAGGTGTTAAATGTCTCATATTAGTAGTAATTATAGCTTGGTATTACCTAGCATATTACCCTCTAACTTGGCAAAGGGTTTAGGTAGTCTTCACCGGTTTTACCCGACTAGTCTATCATTTCTGATAAACGGTTGTTGAAATTATCTCTGCCAGACCTCCCTTGCCCTGAGCTAGCTATCCTTCGGTTTCGAGCACTCCGCGAAAGGAGTGCACGGCCGCAGGCAACCTATTCAGGTGGGGGTGGGGTCCCCTGTGGTTGCCTTTGACGAACTGTTTCATCAAATAGCCCCTCAGGACTTCCTTTTTCAGTTACCTAGCGAGTACTAGGACCATTATAGGCGCGGTTGACCGCATTTCCTTATAGTCCACGATCTCGAGATTTCTCGACTTATACAGTGAAATTGTATCACTGATGCAAGGTTCGATTCAAGCCTCTTTCTAGGCGACCTACGTGAGGAAGCCCTAATATTTCCACGATACCATCTCAAATCCCATTTAGGTGAGATCCAATCCGGTATCGTCTGCTGATCAGAATTTCTTCTTTTCAACTAGATGATAATAAGTCCTCAAAGGTGCCACGCACACATC